TTATTCCGTTGTTTTTGTGGTATTTGTGGCAAAATTTGTGGTATTTTCGTCTGTTTTTAATGTGAAAAAAGCATCTACTTTAGACTGATTATGTTGACGTAAATTAGAACTTAGGTGGCTATAATATTTTAATGTTGTATTAATATCATCATGACCAAGTCTATCAGCTACATAAATGATATCCATGCCTGCCTCAACGCATAGTCCTGTGTGAGTGTGTCGTAACTTATGCAATGTCACTGGTTCAGAATTAATTGTACTGCATATCTTTTTCAAAGCTTTATTACATGATGCGTTATCCACTGGTTTATTGTGATAGGTAATGAATAATAACATCTGTGGATTTTTTATACTATATTCTTTTATATAAGCACTATGCCATGTGAGATAAGACTGTAAATATTGAACAGTAGAGTTATCAATATAAATCACACGTGATTTTTTTGTCTTGGTATCAATGAATGTATTAGTGTACTTATAATCCCACGCTTTATTGACTGTTATAGAACGTTTAGCGAAATTAATATCTTTCTTTGTTAGTGCAATAATTTCTTCGAACCTCATACCTGTCTGTACTGCTAAAAAGATAACTGCTCGTGATATAGAATGAAATTTTGCAAGTTCTTCTAATAATAAATGAACTTTGTCCGTTTCCATAAATTGTGCTTTTGTTTTTGCCACATCATGTCCGCTTATATGAGCGCCTATGGCTGGGTTTTTCTTCATGTAGCCTAAATGGACAGCTTTATTAAAAATCGCTCTAATTTTGCGGTGCCGGGTGTCTACAGTGGATATTGCATAGTCTACAGATAAATGATTAATAAATTGTTGATACTGCACAGCATCAATCGAATTAAGTTTAATTTTTTCATCGAAATAATCAACGAACTGATTATAAGCAAAATCATATAAATTAATTGTAGATTGACTGCTTTTTCCATCTTTAAAAGTTTTCATGAATAATTCGTAAAACTCTTTGAATTTCCACTCTTTTAAAGAACTACTATCATGTTCAGCTTGTTTTAATAATTTAGACGCTTTATACATTAAGTTTGTTTCACTTGTATCTGTCAAACGCTTTTCTTTCCATTCACCGTCGACTTTGATGCGCAAACGAACGGCGTATTTTCCATTTTTTAACTTTTTAATTTTCATTAATAGCACCACCTCTTTGATTTGGAACGTATGTTCTTTTGAAGGGTACAGCAAACTATGTTAAAATATATTTGCATACTCTATGTGTGTATATTTAAAAACGCTTGTCTCTTGCGGGGAGGGCGTTTTTTTAGTTTGTTAATGTTTTAATTGCATTCGTATAGCTATCATCCAAGGATTCCAATGCAATCTCGAACTGGTTATAATAGTAATCAATATCTTTGGCACCATCGAGTTGCTCGTTTACGTAATCTTCAATTGATGCGAGAGTAGTTATTGCTTCTTTCCAATAATCATATGCTGCGTCAGAATATTTATCAGACTTAACGTCGCTAAGCATTGAGCTCGAATGTTCAGAACTTTCGTCACTTAAATTACTAATTACAGTTAACTCTTGTTTTAAATTACTGCTATCATCATTTTTAATATCATTATTGATAGATGGAATTAAAGTATTTCTTATGCTATTTTGCATATCTTCTATGGCATTTATATTGTTTTTTTTGTTTAATGTTGGAAGGCTTTTTTCGAAATCTTCATCACTTGCAGAACTAGTGTCGTTTACATCATCATAGTTTGTATCCTTATTTTCTCCGTAATAATTTGTATTTGAGGAAGCCTCTTGTTTTTTAGGAGTTTCTTTTTTTGGGGCATCAGTATTAGTAGCAATAAAAACGCCACCTAAAAAGAATAAAAACGATAAGGGGATGACAGCTAACTTAGATATATGTTGATACTTTTTAAAATTCATTTTTCCAGACAATAGTAATAAAAATATATAAATCAATGCCATTGCGATGATCCAAAAAGAAAATATTATGAAAAAATTACTGTCAGAGATATCTGCAACGAAAAGCCATAAAGTATAACTAATGGCTAAAAAAGTTATACCTTTCATTAATTTTTTTGATCTATCATTTTTCTTAATTGCTAATACAAAGAAAACTATACTAACTATCAAACTGGCTAAAAATAACAATCCAAAACTCCACATTTTCATTCTCTCCCTTTATTTAATTTTATCTAAAACTTATAGCATGAGTGCCTAACAGGCTACAATCTGAATACTACTCCTGAAAATAACTATATACCCATTGCATTCTACAACGTTCCCATGCTTACTTTTATAATACTCGATAGAATGTTTTAAAAATTCTTCTGTAACTTCTAAAAAATCCGCAACCTCGTAGTACTCAGTAAAACCTTCATAATAAGCATCAATAATTTTACGCAAAGGTACTAGTGACTCATAGCCCCAATTTCTAGCAAGATTTTCCTGTTTTCTATCATTAACTGTTTCTTGTTTAATAATATTACCAACAGTCAAATGATGATGTCCAACTTCCTCTGCTAATGTACAGCGCATTTCAATATCATTTTGTTGAGGATTTACGAATATTCTACTATTATAGTATAATCCTTTGTGAACCTGCTCCATGTTCTTATCTTCAATGATAGTCAGCTCAGGATATTGCTCTCTGTATTTATCTAACCACATACATACATCTCATTTCTTATTTATATTTTTGTTGAATTAAGTCAATATACTCAAGAATTTTTTTCATATCTTCTTCTGTGGCAGCGGGATCAATGTGAGCTGCAAGTGTTGCCGCTTCTTGAGGGATGTCGTTGTCGACATAGGGGTTGTCAGTTCTACCTAAAAGATAATCTGTAGAAACATTGAAATAATCAGCTACTTTTTTTAAACTTTCTCCGTTTGGGATTTTTTTCTTCCAGGAATAAAGTGAATTCCTACCAAATCCCAGTTTTTCTTCTAGTTCAACAATGCTAATTTTTTGTTTCTCGGCTAAAAATTTCACCCTATCAAATGTAGTCATATCATACACCTTTTCATATTGGTTATGAACAATTTAAATTTTAATAAAGAAAATGGTTGACATCTAACTTAAAGTTTAATATACTATGTTCATAAGCTAATTATTTAGCTAAACGAGTCAACGAATAAACCTATAAAATACTCGTTCCCCAACGATTTATGGCTCAATTGTATGCTTATTTAGCTATGTCTAGATTCTACACTAAAGTTTAAAATTTGTCAACATTATGCTAAATAATTAGCTAATAAGATAGAAAGGAGTGATGGGGAGGTGAACAAAAGATATTTAAAAAGAAAAAAAACCAACATTCAACAAATTGAAGTCGGTCTTTACAAAAATTATGAAATTAAAGCTAAGTATGGAGCACCGGAAATTGACCTAAGCAAAGTTAAAAGAATTGTCATAGTCTTCTAAAATAATTTAACGCCTCATCTAAAGCCTCTTGGAAGCCAGGAGTACCAATATTAGAAAAATAATCCCTGATTTCATCTTCGCTTTTGCTTTCTGTTGGGAAATTACCATCTAGTTGAACATCATGAGCTAGATCGCCTAAAGGACTATTTTCGCTAAGGTAATAAGTTATTAAAAAATCATAAAAAGTCATCTGCAATCACCTCCAATCAAAAATAATTATATCACGTGAAAACCAAAACAAGAAAGGAGCAAAAACATGTCAGTAGAACATCAGCGTTTTGCGGTTGCAGTATACGCAAAACTAAAAGCAATAAATATGAAACAATCTGATTTAGCAAAAATGTTAGGTATTAGCAATCCTTATTTATCAGATATCATAAACGGCAAAAGAGACGCATCGAAAGTTAGAAAAGAAATTGCGGAAATTTTAGAAATAGATGTTGATTAAAATAGAAAGGAGAATAAGAAAATGGGTCGTCCTGTGAAAAATAAAAACAGGCATGTGAATTTCCTGTACGGTGTATGGACGTTAGAAGATTTTGCGCAAGCTAGTCCACGAAGTTATGGATGGTGGTTAGATAACATTAAAGACTTTCCAGAGCTTGCAGAATTTAGTAACTGGGCTACGAAAAATCAACGTGAAGCGTGGGCATTTGATGCGGTAAAAGCGAATGATTGGCTGATTAAAAAATTTGTATATAAGAAGGTCTGAAAATGATTGATGAAGTCGAACTATTACTTGCCAAAATACGAAAATATGACCCAAATTACGTTCCAAAATCGGTTGTAAAATATTTGCTAGTTGAACTTCAATCAAGGCATTTAGATCATCAAATTAAATATAAGAAAAGACCCAAGTACAAGCATAGATTCGCGAATTCGATTGAGCGGCATTGGTAAAAGAAAAACCCACAGCTATAAATAGTAAGTTAGAGCTTACTAAAACTGTGAGTTACGAAATAATATTTAAATTAATTATAACATAGAAACGGAGAAATGAGAATGAAGAAATTCATAAGTGAACATGAAAGTAAGCTACTAGTATTTCTGTTTTGTTTCCAAATCGGAGCATTATTATCAGTCACATATATTGTAGCGGCGTGGATTAAAATATTCTTGAAATGAGGTTTTTAAATGAAGTTATTACGATTTTTCGGACTAGTAAGTATTGATGAAAACGAAAATGAATATATTGAAAAATCAGACAGATACACATTGTTTTGTTTAGCTTTGACCGTGTTAATCGCGTTTTTAGTAAGTATTGGCGGATTGATATTAAATGGCTGAATTAATAATGATTGTTGCTTTGATACTACTATTAATGCTTCTTGCAAGGAGTGATAGAGAATGAATGTAGAAAATCCGATGATAGTTGATGATTACTGGGACGATGGATTTCGACACTGAGGAATGAGGCGAAGGCATGACACTAACAACAGAAACAATTAATAATTTAATCGGAATAAAAGAATCATATCAAGCGTCAGATGCGCTAATGAAAATTTTGTTTGATAGAGAAAAACGAGAAGAGATATTTAAGCAGTTTTTACAACATGATACGCATTTAGAAAAAGACTGGTTTCATGTTTATTTTGAAGAAGAGCATGCGAATAAAAAGAAATATGCACAAGATTTTACACCAACGGCAATAAGTAATGTTGCCTCACAACTGGTACGAGGATTAACAGACAGTCAGGGCGGAACAAGATTAGATGTTGCTGCCGGAACAGGTAGTTTAACAATTTGCAAATGGTATGAAGATTGCCTAAAATATTCGCCGTTTGATTATCTACCATCTATGTATTTGTATCAATGTGAAGAATTATCAGATCGTGCGTTACCTTTCCTTCTTTTCAATTTATTAATTAGAGGAATGAACGCAACAGTTATTCACGGTGATGCGCTAACAAGAGAAGCGAAACAAGTGTATTTCATTCAAAACGATAAAGACGATTTATTAAATTTTAGTTCTTTCAACATCATGCCCCACAGTGAAACCGTAGAGAAGGAATTTAATATTCATAAATGGCTAGAACCAGTTATCGAACATATAGAAAGCCCTCTTTCAGTAGCTGATAGATATTTAAATGAGTTAGAAATAGAGGACGAAGAAGCATCACAATTGAAACTTTTTTAGGAGGGAGAACATGACTAAGAAGCAAAAAGAAATACTATTTTGTGACTACTTTGAAGAGTGGGTCGAAGTGTATAAAGTTGGAGCAATTGCAAAAATAACACTAGCTAAATACTATAATGCAGCAAAACAACTTCGAGATTTATGCCCAAAACTTTTTATCTCAGATTTTGACAGACGAGAATATCAACGAATTATTAATGTTTATGCTGAAACACATGAGAAACAGACCGTAAAAGACTTTCATCATCATGTAAAAGCGTGCATTAAAGATTTGTTTCACGATGGATTAATAGATAAAGACCCGACTTATAGAGTTGTTATAAAAGGAGCAGAACCGACAAGAGCGAAAAAGCGGAAATTCTTACAGAAAGAGGAGTTATCGAAGTTATTACAATCACTCGATACGAGCCAAATTGGCTTCGGATGGTTCGTAATGCTCGTAGCTAAGACCGGGATGCGCTATGCCGAAGCTTTAGCCATTACTCCTGCTGATTTTGACTGGACAGCACAGACTATATCTATCAACAAGACATGGGATTACAAATATAACAAGGGATTTGCTAAAACAAAAACATTGTCGTCAGAAAGGACCATCAAAATAGACTGGCAGATTGTCGGACAGTTCAAACCGCTTATAAAAGATTTACCAGAAAACGAACCCATTTTCGTTGAAAAATTTGAAGACGGCACTTACAAACGTCAATTCAATTCAACCATCAACAATTTTTTAGATGCTAAATGCAAAGAGGCAGGCATTACACAGATTAGTTTTCACGCATTACGGCATACGCATGCAAGCGTGTTGCTTGCTGAAGGTGTTTCGATTCATACGATTTCAGCACGATTAGGACATGCTGACGTAGGTGTCACACAAGAAACCTATGCGCATGTGTTAGACGAATTACAAAAGAAAGATGATCAAAAAATGTTATCTGTTTTGATGCAGATTGCTTAGCGAGGTGATTAGATGCGAAAAAATTGGACGGATGAGGAAATTAGAGTCTTGCAGAATAATTACGAATACGTAGACACTGAAATAATAGCTAATTTTCTAGATCGATCGTACTACTCAATAAAAAACAAAGCGACGCGACTTGGGATAAGTAAAAATTATGATTGGACAGAAGATGATGATATTTATTTAGAGTATTTTGTTTATGAAAACGACGATAATATTGGCAATGCTGCCGAATTTTTAGGACGTACAAAAGAGGCTGTTTTAAACAGATTAGTGAAGTTAAGAAAAAGAGATTCTTCGGTAGCTTATATCAGACGGCCATGGACCAAAAAAGAAGATGAGTTACTAAAAAATAATTATATTATTATGTCGAATGACCAATTCGCTGAACGATTAAGAAGAACGAAAGCATCTGTATCAGGAAGAAAGGTACTGTTGGGACTGACAAACAAACACATGTCTAAAGAAGATGACAAAATGATTCGTCATCTTGGAAATCAAGGGTACACAATCAAAGAGATTTCAGCAGAAATGAATTTGTCTTATTGCTTAGTTAAAAACTATATAAGAAGTCACAAAATCAATTATAGAAGGGAATCAAAGAACGAGATGAACGGTTGGCGAAAAGAAGCAGATGCGACCTATTCGCATTATATTAACTCTAAAAAATCAAGGAGGAACAAGCATGAGATTTAAAGAAGGCGAAAACGTACACGTAATTGTAGGCAATGAATTGTTAAGTGGTTGGTACAACGGTAAAGAGTTTGGAACAGGCAACTCTTTAGTGAAAGTTTCTAAGGACAAGATAATAGCTACTAAAGATTGTTTTATTGCAAAAGAAAAGGAACCAGAACTGGTAGTAGTTCCGCGATTTGCCGATGACTGGATAAATCACTGTGAACAAAGAGAATACGATTTAGCTTGTTTGTTAGATTATGGCAATGCAGGTATGCCTGATGAAATGTACGGATGGTTAATTTCATCAGCTGATAATCAAGAACTACTCGCCCGCGCGTGGATGGACGGCTACGAAGTCGAGAAAGAACCGCTTTATTATGTACAACTTATTGACCACGCAACTGGTTATCTAAATGTTCATTATGATAATCAGAAACTTGTAGGTAGTAATGATGAAGCAAGTGAGTATAAAACACAATTCACAGAATCAGAGATTAAAGCAATGAATAAAGGTGAAGCATACTGGTTACTTAAGGAACCTGTTGAGGAAGTGGAGGGTGAAGCATGAGAGAGATTGAGATTTACGGCAACATACACGAAAATCCGGATTTGTTGGAGGTGGCGGAATGAAACGAGTAAATGAACGACAAAAAGAAGAAATGAAAAAATTGGCAGATTTAATTATCGAAAACCCTGATTTACCAGTTGTTACGATGACGGATAACTTTGATGATAAGGGGACTAGCGTTTGGACAGCAGGCTGTTGCTGCGAAGTAAGTATTGATTACATTTATAGTCCTAAACAACGTGATTTACTTTCAGGTCCTAGAGATGATAGACCATATGTTAAAAGTTTTGATTATTATGAAGCAATAGAAGAAATGAGTGAAAGAATACATCCTCATGACGACACGAGTAGACCAGAGGAAATTTGGAATAGTCTTGATTGGATAAAAGTCATTTTAGTGTATTCGGGTCAATTAGAAAAAGTAGATGATGTCTATAAAGAACGTTGGGTGGCGGAATGAACGAGGAATGGTTTGAATTTGTGGGATACAGTGAGTCTCAAACGAAATACGTAAACATAGACGACCAATTAAACGAGCTTTCCAAAACACACGAGATTATCGAAGTCCATTTCAGTACGTATTCCTCTTCTGATTGGAACTATCTATCTGGAGGAACTGCTACCGCACTTGTGAAAGCAAGAAAGAGAGAGGTGGCGAAATAA